TACCGAAATTGATAAGCAGATTGAAAAAGAAGGTATAAACAACGTACCAACTGATGCTATGGGTAATCCTATGCCTACAGATGCTATGGGTAATCCTCTTCCTGTTGATGCTATGGGTAATCCTATCCAGCAACCTGAGATGCCTCAATCCAACGTTATTCCACCAACACCTCAAGAAGAGGTTCAAAACGGATTAAATAGAGATCAGACAGATCCTTTAGCACAACCAGCTAGAAAACGATTTGTTAATGATACTATGGAACCTTTAAGATGAAAAGGTATGATGAGTATCTAACTGAAACGTTAGCAAATGAAATTAAAACTGAACCAGTAAGTTTTGCTTCCAGAGAAGCAAAGAAGATGGGTCTGACATATGTTGGATTTGGAAGATATTCAGACGCTAAAGGTAAAGTTGCATACGTAGTACAAGATGGAAGATTAGTGCCATTTAAGGGTATGGCAGATGTACAGAACATGTACGCTAAGGCATCAACAATGCCTAACCCACAAAAGTCGCAGGAAACTTATGCTACAGCAGAAACATTTGGACAGGTTTATAAGAACCGTCAAAAAGAAGATAAGAAGATTTTTCGGGTTAAGGAAAAAGAGATCCTCCAAACAGACAAAGAGCTAAACAAATACTACTCTCAGATTATTTCTGATGAGGACATGCAAACCATCGGTTCTTATATAGAGGGTGCAGATTCCATTAACAGATATCTTTATAAAGGTTTTGATGACGGAACAGATTCTCAGACTGCAAGTGGAATCACAGATTTAGTGTCTGCAATGGATGAGATTATGGACAGAACAATTACACCAATACCTTTCAGTGTGTATGTTGCTCTTTCGGAAAGATATGCTTCTGAAAAGTTAAAATCAGATAACAAGTTTCTATTCAGAGGGTACACATCTGCATCATTAGACTACAACGTAGTCCTTGAAGCAATGTCAGATTCAGACAAAGCAAAAGTTCTATGTCAAATTGAAGTACCACAAGGACAAAGAGCAATACACATCGACTCAGAAGATATGGAAACAATTTTGCCCAGAGCTACTACAATTCAGATTATATCTGGACCTCATCCTATCAATCCTGATGAGTTTGATGATGTCATGTTATTCCACTGCACTTTAGTGGAAGAATGATAAATATATTAAAGTAAATATTGGAGAAAGTAAATGTCAATCAAAGAAGCAATCAATAACATTCTAGAGAACAATCTAGATGCTATGAGAACTAACTTCTCAAACGTTTTGTCAACCAAAGCAGTAGAGAAGCTTGAAGAAAAGAAGATCCACATTGCTCAGAACTATTTTGGCCAAAAATAAGAGTATAAAATGAAAAGCTTGAGAGATATCAGAGAACAAGCTAGAACTTGTTTTAATGAAGAGAAAGACAAACTGTCTTCTCTTGTACATGCAGGTATTTTGAAAGAGAATAAGCTTTCAACGTTAAAACGCGCTATGGAAAATAGCAATCGCGTTCTAACTCCCTCGGAGCAGGGTACCGTTATGAATGTTCTCGAATCTCTCATCATTGAAAATGCTGTTAATGTGGAAGAAGAACTCCAAAAAGCTCCTACAAAAATGACCGATATGCCAACAGTTCTTATGCTCAAGCGCAAAGCTGTTAGAGTCTATCCTGGTGGTCAAAATGTAGGATTATATTATTCACAGCAATTGGACAAATATGTCGCTGTACCGTTTACACCTGGTGAAACTGCTAAAGCAGATAAGAAATCTGTTTTGACAATGAGCGAGGCTAAAAAAGATGATGATGACACAAATCCAATGCCGTTTCCTGTTCGCAGACCTCGTAAAGCAAAAGCAAAAGATAAGCGTAAACCCGATCAGAAGAATGTTTTTGGAGATACGGCAGATGATTTTGCGAAGGGCGGAATATCACGATTGATCTCTAGAGCCTTTCTTAATTTAGGTCGTAAGCATAGAGTTGCAGGTCTAATTAAAGCTAGGAATCAGAAAAGAGCTACAACAGTTTCGGAAGAAAATCTTGAAGAAGGTTTGGTAGCTGGTGTTGCAGCCCGTGTAGCAACAGGCATCGGCGCTAAATTATTGTCAAAGGTTGCACCCAAAACGGCTGGAAAATTAGCAACTAAGAATAAGAAACTGTCTTCCAAATATTCAAGAAAAACTTTAGATCGGTATGCTAGAATAAGAAAAATTCGAAATCGTAAAAATCGTAGAGATAATGACGTTGATGTAGACATATCGAGTTCTGGTTCAAGAAGAGGATCAGCATCAAGTTCAGGTTCACAAAGACCACAATTCAAACCTGTTCCTATTGGCGGACAAAGTACATTAGAAGTAAGACCAAATGATGCTTTTGGCCAAGCTAGAAGTAGAGCACAAGATTTGCTATATAGCAAACAAGTTCAGGAAACAGTAGAACTTGATCTTAACGGAAATAAATTTGAACTAAATAAATCTGTAGCAGCAAAAGTTCAGAACGTTTACGAGTCTTTAAACAAGACAAATCGTAAGAAGATGTTGCGTATGATGAACGAAAGCACAGAATCTTTCAACAAAATAATTTCATTCGCAGTAGGGCAGTAACATGGCAAACAGAATTGTAGAACAAAAATTAGTAGATAGCAACAAGAAAACAATTGTCAAGTATGTGATAATTGCTGATGGCACAACACAAGAATCTAATACACGACTACTAGATGCTTCAAGTTTGGCTTTTGCTCTAAATGCAAACGGTATCATCTCACAGACTGATATGAAGTCCAATTACAGAACTTCAATCAAAAAGGTTAAAGCGTTTGGTAAACTAGCAGGAACTATTCGTCTCAAGTGGGAAGGCGATGCCAATTCAGAGATTATCGTATTTGGTTCTAGTGGTATTGATTACGGTGCAGAAGGCGAAGGCGTCCTTATTAATAATCCTGAAGCAAACGCTACAGGCGACATCCTAATATCTACCGTTGGTATGGGAACAGGTGATGCAATTACAATGTTCCTTGAACTGAAGAAAGATAACGCGGATTACGATGCTGGTCAGACAGCGGATCCATACGCATTCAACAGAGCTTAATTCCATGACAAAACTAGTAGAAGCAGTCCTAAACAAAAATTTCGATTTAGCCAATGTGATGTTGGAAGAAAAGTTTGCTTCTATTATGGTAAAACTTATCCACGAAAAAAAGAAGATGGTGGCTGCTAATATTTGTGAAGATGATATCGAAGAATCGATTGATCCTAAAGAAATAAGCAATGGTCAAGCACCAGCAGGACAGAGAGTTAATCGCGATGATAAAGGCGACAAACAACCACCTAATACTACAGTTGTTCCAAAAAACAATCTAAAAGAAGAAGACCTTAATGAAAAGAGAGGTCTTTGGGATAATATCCATGCCAAGCGCAGAAGAATCAAAGCTGGTTCAGGCGAGCGTATGCGTAAACCTGGATCAGAAGGCGCGCCATCAGAACAAGATTTAAAAAACTCTCAAATGGAAGAATCTGAACTATACGAGGCGCGCATTAAAGTTATTAAGGCTCGCGTTCGTGGTGGTAAAGTTCAACGTCGAGTTAAAAAGTCAAACGTTGCTGGAATGACATTGCGTGGTGGTAAACTAACTCGGATGTCTCCAGCAGAACGCCGTCGTCGGAAGATGGGCGCCCGTAAAGCGAAGCTTAAAAGAAAGTCCCAAATGGGCAGAATTTTGATGAAGCGTAAACGCTCCATGAACAGAAGAAAGGCAATGGGTATATGAAACTCATTAAGGAAGAAGTAACAGACGTTCAGTACCTTGTTGAAGAAGACAAGGAAACTAAGCAGAAGAATTATTTCATTACAGGCATCTTCATGCAATCTGAGAAGAAGAACCGTAATGGCCGTATTTATCCACAAGGTATTCTATCTCGCGAAGTGGAACGATACAACCAAAACTATGTTAACAAGAATAGAGCTTTCGGTGAACTAGGACATCCAGATTCACCCTCTATTAATCTCGACCGTGTGTCTCATATGATCACACAACTATATCCTGATGGTAATAATTTTATCGGTAAAGCTAAAATTTTAGATACTCCTAATGGCAAGATTGTGAAGTCTTTGCTGGACGGTGGTGCAAGTTTAGGCGTTTCCACTAGAGGCGTAGGGTCTCTTAAAGAAGGAAACGGATATAAACTAGTTCAAGACGATTTTCATCTAGCAACAGCCGGTGATATCGTTGCGGATCCTTCTGCTCAAGATGCTTTTGTACAAGGCATTATGGAAAGCAAAGAATGGATTCTAGATGGAACAGGATGGAAAGAAGTAGACTACTACACTGCTAAGAGACAGCTACAGGAAGCTTCTAAAGCTGATATCGAAGCTGTAAGTCTGCGACTTTTTGAGAATTTTATGTCAAAACTTGCAAAATACTAAATAATTTCAAAAGGAGTTAAATATGGCAAGATCGCTTACCGAAACAGCAAAGGCTATTCTCATGAATGAGACAGCCAATGCCGAAACATTAAAGCCTGGATCAAAGCAAACTGATTCAATGGAAAAGCTTGAAGGTTCTGCTTCAACAAAAATTGCTGATGCACCAGTTCATGCTACACCAAACAGCGGTACAAACGCTGGTATGGCAGCTGCTGCACCACTCAAGAAAGACACATCTGCTCCTACAAAGAGCGCAAAGGCTGCCGAACCAACACAGCATCTTGAAGAAGATGATGAAGTTGATGGTGATGATATTGAGATTTCTGAAGAACTAGCTGAATTCATCGACAAGATGGTAGCTGAAGGTGCTTCAGAAGACGAAATTGCTGCTGCTATCGAAGAAAACTTCGAACTCGTTGAAGAAAAAGACGAAGAAAAAGAAGATGATGAAGACGAAGATGAAGAAGAAGACGATAAGGAAGACATGAAGGAATCATATCAGATTGATATGTCTGAACATGTTAACGCTCTTCTAGAAGGCGAAAATCTATCTGAAGAATTCCGCGCTAAAGCTACAACAATTTTTGAAGCTGCTGTTAACGCAAAGCTACAAGAAGAACTAGCTGCTCTTGAAGAAGCATTTGCTTCTACTCTTGAAGAAGAAGTAAAGAATATTCAAGAAGAACTTGCTTCAAACGTTGATGATTACCTAAACTACGTTGTAGAGCAGTGGGTATCTGAGAACGAAGTTGCTATCGAAGCTGGTCTTCGCACAGAATTAACAGAAGAATTTATTTCAGGTCTTCGTCAGCTTTTTGCTGAAAACTACATTGATATTCCAGAAGACAAGGTATCAGTAGTTGAAGAGCTTGGTTCTACTGTTGAAGAACTTCAGGCTAAGCTGAATGAAGAAATTGAACGTAATGTAGAACTTTCAAAGGTTCTAGCGGAAAGCCAGAAGACTGAAATTCTTAATACTGTAGTTGAAGGCCTTGCCGCAACTCAGGCAGAGAGACTTAAGTCTTTGGCTGAAAATGTTGATTTCAATAATGCAGATGAGTTTACATCTAAGATTACAACTCTTCGCGAAAACTATTTCCCAACGACAGTAAAGGCTCAAAAGGAACTTGATTCCGTTGATGCAACTGCCGATGGTAAGTCAATGATTCAGGAAGAACTACAGGGTCCAATGGCAAAATATGTACAGGCTCTTGGTAAAAAGCTTCCGAACTAAAAAAACTAAATAATATAGAATCTCAAAAGGAGAAAGAAATGTTTTTAACCGAACAACTAGAACAGAAGTGGTCTCCAGTTCTTGACCACGACGGTCTACCAAAGATTGGCAATGCTTACAAGCGTGCCGTAACTGCCGTTATTCTTGAGAACCAGGAAAAGGCAATGGCTGAAGAATCTCGTATGATCAACGAGTCAGCACCAACTAACTCAGTTTCTGGTGGTGCAGTATCTAACTACGATCCAATTCTTATCTCATTGGTTCGTCGTTCACTACCAAAGCTAATGGCTCACGACATTGCTGGCGTTCAGCCAATGACAGGCCCAACTGGCTTGATCTTCGCTATGCGTTCCAAGTACACAAACAACTCAAAGACAAAGACAGATTGGACAGAATCATTCTTCAACGAAGCTGATACCAAGTATTCTGCTTCGAATGCTGCTGGTAACACATCTTCAGTTGGTACCAACGTTGGTTCAAACCCTGTTTCTAACACAGCTAATACAGGTGCTTACACAACTGGCATTGGTATGTCAACTGCTCAGGCGGAAGCTCTAGGCGATGCAGGTAACAATGCTTTCGCTGAAATGGCTTTCTCAATTGAGAAGCTAACTGTTACAGCACGTTCACGCGCGCTCAAGGCAGAATACACAATGGAACTTGCTCAGGATCTTAAGGCTGTTCACGGTCTAGACGCTGAGACAGAACTTGCTAACATTCTGTCAACAGAAATTCTTGCTGAAATCAACCGCGAACTTATCCGCACAGTTTATAACTCTGCTGTTGTTGGCGCTCAGTACGGCACGACAACTGCTGGTACATTCGACCTTGACACAGACTCAAACGGCCGTTGGTCAGTTGAAAAGTTCAAGGGTCTTGTATTCCAAATCGAACGCGAGTGCAATGCAATTGCTAAGGGTACTCGTCGCGGTAAGGGTAACATCATGATCGTTTCTTCAGATGTTGCTTCTGCTCTCGCTATGGCTGGTGTTCTCGACTACACACCTGCTCTAAATGTTAACCTTGAAGTTGACGATACAGGCAACACATACGCTGGTACAATGCACGGCCGCGTAAAGGTCTACATCGACCCTTACTTCGGTGGTTCAGCAAACGGCGACGAACTAGTTTGCGTTGGTTATAAGGGTACTTCACCTTATGACGCCGGCTTGTTCTACTGCCCATACGTTCCTCTTCAGATGGTTCGCGCTATTGGCCAGGATAACTTCCAGCCAAAGATCGGCTTCAAGACACGTTACGGCATGGTAGCCAATCCATTCGCTAAGGGTCTAGATGCTATCGCTGATGCTGATGCTGCTGCAACTATCGCTGCTACGGCACGCGCTAACCAGTACTACCGCATCTTCCGCGTTCGTAACCTTATGTAATCTTGTTTATAACAAGAAACGAAACTCAGACTTGGGCAGCTTCGGCTGCCCTTTTCTTTTGCATAAATAATCAAAAGAGGTAACAATGTCAAAAGAAACACTCATTACAAGAATACCAGAAAATAGCAACTTGCTTCAACCTACGAAGTATTCATTTGTTATTCCTGATCTTCCTTTTGCCAAATACTTCTGTCAGACTGTAAATTTACCTGACGTTTCAACTTCCGCTGTGGAAGTTCCTACACCATTTTCAGTCACTAAAAGACACGGAGATACTCTACGTTGGAGTGATCTGTCTATGTCTGTTCTAGTTGATGAAGACCTACGGGTATGGGAAGAAACTCTTGAATGGCTAAAATCGTTAACAAAGCCAACAACGTATGAAGAATATGGAAAACGTAAAGGTATTCCATTCAGCAAGTACTATGATGGCATTCTAACCATCAATACGAACTCTAATATAGCATTAATGAGAATCAAGTTTTACAATGTACACCCTACATCTATGGGTCAGCTAATCTTTGATACCACACAAACTGCGGAACAAACTATCACTTTGGACATGGCATTCTCATATGATTATTTCGAAGTTCAACGTCTTTAGTACTTGACACGTTCCTAAATTCCGTCTATACTAATAATTATTTTTTATGGAGCAGTGGATGAAACCGCCGGTAACTATTGACGCCCTAACTGAAGAATGGATTAAAGATGCAGGTTGGGATGAAACTGATCCGCATAAAGCTGTTGCAAATATTCCTAAACTTCATTCGAAGTATTTGCGTATTACGACACATCACAATCTGATCGTCAAGAAACTTCAAGCAGAATATAACACAAGACGCAAGATCAAGTGGGATTACTATAATGGTGATCTGAACAATCCTGAAGACCTAGAGAGATACGGTCTTGAACCTATGACAAAGAAGGTCATGAGGGCTGATCTTCAGCATTGGCTTGATTCTGATACTGAACTAAATAACATACTGTTGAAAAAGGTAATGCATGAAGAGATTGTTGATTTCTGTAAGTCAGTTCTTAAAGAATTGAATAACAGGACTTTTCAATTGAAGTCATACATGGATTGGGAACGATTTATTGGTGGAAAATAAAGTTATAATAAGAAACGTGAATGAAGCTTTTGTAGTCATTGTATGTGATGATGGTGTTGCATACGAACTAAGAGAAGCATTCACGTTTCAAGTGCCTGGTTATCAGTTTACGCCTCAGTATAAGGCTAGACTTTGGGATGGAAAAATACGATTGTTTGATGTTAGATCAAAGCAGTTGTATCGTGGACTTGTACCATATGTTGCGAAGTTTTGTGAAGAACGCAACTACGATTGGGAATATGAGAATGAAGACTACGACGAAGAATTCTCGTTAGCGGAAGCAAACGAGTTTGTAGAAAAATTAAGGCCGAAACATGTTCCAAGAGACTATCAGTTGGATGCATTCGTTCATGCCATTCGTACAAGACGTAGTTTATTACTTAGCCCCACTGCAAGTGGTAAGTCTCTTATTATTTATCTTCTATGTCATTTTCTCAGGTATAGAGGACTAAAGAGGGGGCTGATCATTGTACCAACTGTCTCTTTAGTGGAACAGTTGACTAGTGATTTTAAAGAATACTCTGAAACGAATGGTTGGAATGTTAGTGATAACATACATAAAGTTTATCAGGGTCAGGACAAGGATACAAACAAGTTCCTGACGATTTCAACTTGGCAGTCTCTTTACAAGATGCCTAAGAAGTGGTTCGCGCAATTTGATTTTGTAATCGGTGATGAAGCTCATCTATTCAAAGCAAAATCTCTAACAGACATTATGACAGGACTATCAAATGCTAGTTTTAGAATTGGTACCACCGGCACCCTTGACGGCACCAAAACCCATCGTCTCGTTCTTGAAGGTCTTTTTGGATCAGTTAGAAAAGTTATTACCACAAAAGAGCTTATGGATGCAAAACACTTGGCTGAGTTCAAGATCAAGTGTCTTCTTCTCAGGCATGGTGAATCAATCTGTCAGGCAAGTAAGACTTTTACCTATCAGCAAGAAATTGAATACCTTGTTCTTAATGAGTCCCGTAACAGATTTATTAGTAACCTCGCAGTATCTCTCGACGGAAATACCCTCGTCTTATTCCAGTACGTTGACAAACATGGAAGAATACTCCATGACATTATCTCCAAGAAAGTTGGATCAGATAGAAAAGTGTTTTTCGTAAGTGGTGAAACAAATGTGGACATACGTGAAGAAGTTCGTAAGATCGTTGAGTCAGAAACAAACGCTATTATTGTGGCTAGTTTTGGTACTTTTAGTACTGGAATCAATATTAGAAATCTACATAACATTATATTTGCTAGTCCGTCTAAGTCTCGGATAAGAAACCTACAGTCTATTGGACGCGGACTAAGAAAGAGCGATACAAAAGAATCAGCACAGTTGTTCGATATTGCAGATGACATGCGATATAAGAAGCACGAAAACTATACTCTTAAACATTTTGCAGAACGCATCAAGGTATATACAGAGGAACAGTTCTCATACAAAATCTACAAAATAGAATTGAAATGAAAGGTTAATATTATGGAAACAGATATTCAGTTCCTCAGACTGAAGAATGGTGAAGACATTATTGCTGAGATTCAAGAAACAGCAACCACATACATTCTTCTTAATCCATGCAAAGTTCTTTATCTTAAGGGAAGTAAACCAGGGTTCATATCTCTTTCACTCATGCAATGGGTATTCATGAAGATTTGTTCTGAGCAAGTCTTTGAGATTGTAAAGGAAGAAGTTCTCTTTAAGTCATATCCTGATGAGAGCTTAGTTGCTCACTATTGGAATTCAGTAGAGCATTTCATGAATTCTGCTTCTAAAGATAATGTCGAATATGATAGATATTCAAATGATGAAGGAACTTATGATGACTCTAATGATTTAGATGAGGGAATAGAACTATTGAAGAAGCTACTTGAAAGTAAAGATGATAAGGGAAAGCTACACTAAGCTGATACCTAATAGTATTTAAAGTTATTCATATCATCGCTGGCATAGCCATAATAGCAGTGTGTCAAGCGGTTGTCAAGGGAAAAGTGAATGAAGAAGAGAAATACCGTGCATTATGTTGACAATAAGAAATTCTACGACGAAATCATCAGACATAGACAGAGAGTAGAACAGGCAAAGCTTGAGGGCAAAGAAGAGCCTCGCTTGCCTGAGTATATTGGTGAGTGTATATGGAAGATTGCTAACAAACTTTCTACCATGCCTAGATTCATTAACTACTCATATCGTGATGAAATGATCAGTGATGGAATTGAGAATTGTATTATGTACTTTAAGGACTACAATCCAGAGTACAATGGTAATGATAATCCAAACTATGTTCCAAATCCTTTTGCGTATTTTACTCAGATCATATACTATGCATTCCTTCGTCGCATTAGCAAGGAAGAGAAGAACAGATACATCATATATAAGAATTATCAAGAGAGTATTGTCAATCAGGGTCACTCAGGTGCATTGGTTGACGGTGATGACAATCATGTGATGCCAAGTCAAATGTATGACAACATCAATGAGTTTATGAACAAGTTCGAACGAAGAGAAGAGGAAAAGAAGATCAAGCGTAAACAGACCAAAGAAGGTCTTAGTAAGTTTTATGAGGAAGAAAAAGATGAGCAACGAAGTGCCGTTTCAGATTGAACATCTGATTAAGAGCCTATTGAATAAAGGTGAAAATGTCCATCTACGTGGAAACTATCGTGAAAGATTAGTGAACATCAAAGATGCTATTGACAAAGCAGTGAAAATGTACGATAATGAAGCCTACATCTCCAAATCAGGGAAAAAGAGGGCATAAGTGGCAAAGATAGCATTGATTACTGATACTCACTGGGGAGTCAGAAATGATTCCCCAATCTTCTTAGACTATTTCAAGAAGTGTGTGGATGAGTTCTTTCTTCCGATTATTGACAAGCAACATATCGACACGATTATTCATCTAGGCGATTTGGTTGATCGTCGCAAGTATATTAACATCAACACAGCGCATCGTCTTCGCACAGACTTTTTGGAACCTATACATCAACGTGCAATTAATCTGCACATTATTGCAGGTAACCATGATGAGTACTATAAGGATACATATAAGGTCAACGCTCTTAATGAGTTGGTTGGTGAGAGATATTTCAATATCACCACATACTCAACACCAAGAGAGATTGAAGTTTATGGTTGCGAGATCCTTTTAATGCCTTGGATCACAAAAGACAATGAAGCGGAATCGTTTGATGCGATCAGGAATAGTACCTCTAGTATTCTAATGGGACATCTTGAACTAGAAGGGTTTGAATTCTACAAAGGACAGGTATCAGATCATGGACAAAGTTCTAGCATTTTTAGCCGCTTCGACAGCGTTTATAGTGGTCATTATCATCACCGTAGTAACCGCAATAACATTACTTATCTGGGTGCTTTTTCTGAGCATATTTGGAGTGATTATAACGATTCTCGAGGTTTCTCAGTTCTTGATACAGAAACATTGGAAGTTACTTTCCATCGTAATCCTTTTAGCATTTTTCACATGGTATCTTATGATGATGTAAAGAATCCAGATATCATTCAGAAGATACAGTCTACAGATTACAGCAAGTATAAGGACTGTTATGTTAAGATCGTATGTGTGAACAAGACGAACCCGTTTGCATTCGATATGCTATTGGACAAGTTATATAAAGAAAGTCCTGCAGATATTTCCATCGTAGAAGATGTAAATCTGTTTACGGATACCAATCCAGATGAAATTGTTGATCAAGCACAAGATACTCCTACTATTCTTGACAGCTACATTAGCAACTTGACTTTGCCTGTAGATTCTGATAAAATGAAACATTACATGCGTGATCTGTATGTGGAAGCTATTTCATTGGAGAACATTGATGCATCCTGATTATATGCATATAGGCGCAGCGGATGATTGTCTGATTGAAGAAATGTCCGAACTCACAAAGGAACTTTGTAAAGTTAAGCGTTTCGGTATGAGTGATAAGAGTAGAGAGAATATCATTCTTGAGATTGGTGACGTTGAATATCGTCTTAAAGAATACAAGCAACTATTAGGTATACCATGCTAACATTTAAAACTATTCGTTGGAAAAATCTTCTTTCGACTGGTAATATGTTTACTGAGATTGATTTAGTTTCATCTAAGACAAATCTGATTGTTGGCGCGAACGGTCATGGCAAATCCACTATTCTGGATGCCATGACGTTTGTGCTTTTTGGTAAAGCATTCCGTAACATCAATAAGCCGACACTGGTTAATTCAGTGAACGGTAAAGATTGCGTTGTGGAGATTGATTTCAATACAAACGGTAAAGAGTATCGAATCATTCGTGGTATCAAGCCTAATGTCTTTGAGATTTGGGTAGATGGTACGATGATTAATCAGGATTCAGCTTCGCGCGACTATCAAGAGTACCTTGAGAAGTTCATCCTCAAAATGAACTACAAGGCATTCACTCAGATTGTCATTCTTGGTTCTGCATCTTTTGTTCCTTTCATGCAGTTATCTCCCGCTGATCGTCGTGCTATCATTGAAGGTCTTCTAGATATTCAAATCTTTTCGGTAATGAATGTACTGATGAAGCAGAGGGCATTGGTAAACAAGCAAGACCTAGAAAATAATCGTGTTCATCTCCAGTCTCACGAAGATAAGAAATCTTACATTGAAAAGACTCTTGCAGGCTTGAAGAAGACTAGCGCGGATCGTATGTTGGAACTTCAAAAACAACTGAACGATTATACCGATCAAAAACGTGATCTTATATCAACTGTTGAGAATTTGGTTGACGAACGTAAAGAATTACAAACCGAAGTAAACGACCTCACTGAATTGAAGACTCACTTTCACAATGCAATTAAGTTGTATACTCAACATGATACTGATGCCAAACGATTAGATTCTGAAAAAACTATGTTGAAGACAACTGACAATTGTCCAACATGCAAACAGCTTATTGAGGAAACGTTTCGTTCCAAACGTGTACTTCAGTTGAGTGATGAAATCATGAGTTTGGTATCTGCTGCTGAATTTGCAGAACTACACTCAAATGATCTCCTTGTGCAGATTAGCAAGAAAGAAGAAAACGTAAAGCGCATTCAAGCTATCACTGCTGATATATCTGCAAAGAAACAAACGATGATGCATTTAGTCTCAATGGTCAATGATACTGAAGACGCAATAGAGAAGATCAAGAATGCAGACAAGATGGTTCAAGACAGTGAAGAACAATTGTCTGCTACAATTGATAACATTGAAAATCTCAACATTCTCAAAACTGAACTGTTGGAAGATCGCAAGTACATTGAGACTGCACTGGCGCTATTGAAAGATGGCGGTATAAAGACCAAGATCATCAAGCAATACATTCCAATCATCAATAAGCTTGTTAATAAATACCTCGCTCAGATGGGATTCTTTGTAAACTTTAACATTGACGAAAACTTCAACGAGGTAATCAAGTCCAGATATCGTGATGAGTTTTCCTATGCGAACTTCTCGGAAGGTGAGAAGACACGTATTGATTTGGCGCTAATGTTTACTTGGCGTACAATTGCCAAGATGAAAAATTCCGTCAATACGAATCTGTTGATACTAGATGAAATCTTAGATGGAAGTTTGGACGCAAATGGCACAGATGAATTCCTTAAGATAATTAAGACCTTGACAGATGATACAAATACGTTTATAATAAGCCATAAACAGGATCAACTCATAGATAAGTTTGATAAGGTATATCGCTTTGAGAAGATCCGAAACTTCAGCAGACTAGTATGAGGAACAAATGACTAAGACACCTGTAGCAGAATCAGCAGAATATGACAACTTTCTTGGAAAAAAGGTAGAGCTTCCTCGAGAACCTACCCTAACTGAGTTTCTTGAAACGGAAGATAGTGGTGATATGAATCCTAATGATAAGGATGCTCTTTGGGTTGGAATGCCTGAGTTTGAACAGGAAGACAAGAAGACATATAAGACCATGTATCTTCATTTCCGTAACAAGGAAGACTTTGACAAATTCGTCAGCGTCTACAGATCCCAAATCGATTCAGATCAGACAATCACTGTAAAAACAAAGAGCATGTGGTATCCAGCACTCGACCGTACAGCTAATCACCTGTTGCGTTGGGTTGAAGAAGAATGAGAGGTCTGATTTATTCAGCTAGACCTATTAGTGGTCGTGAGGGCAAGATAGTCATCCGTCATATGAATATCATATCTCAAACATGCGATGAAGTTGATATTCTCAGCACAACAAAAACAGATGGTGCTAAGATAGCATTATCTCGCTATGGCAATGTTGAAGTGGACAACTATTATAATCATTATGGACATTATTATGAAACCTTAGTTCCTTTGATGTCATCATGGATGGACGTTTATGATGCAATAGATGTGACTCCACTTCAACAATATGACAAGCTGTTCATTGTTGGAGGTATGGACCTATGGCGTTCTGAACTTACCCGTGTAGGTAAAAGATCTGGTGTATTTCCTAATGACGGTGGTCAGATCAAGTTTCAGAGTGTAGGCGCTCACTGCACTAACATTCTTGCAATGCTTAAAGCTCATAATACATACAACATACCTCTGCATGAAATTGCTATTGATCCAAACGAAATCAGTTGCGGTCTGTTTCATGAAGATGTAAAGCCAACCACAGACTACTATCTGTATCATGGTTATGATATTCCAGCTTATGGTATTAATCGATTGGATAGTCTGCAGGCTTATCTATTGACGAAGCCGGTGCCTATGATCACAAGAGACAAGATTACAGACTTTACATTTGGATTAACAATTCTTGAGAAAAGCAATCGTGAGGAGTTTATAGGTGATATTGAAGATATCGAAGCTAAGTTTGAAACTGTAAACTTCTATATCAAAGATTACAGAAATGGTCAAAATACACTGATCGATCCAGATGCATATCTGAACAAGATTGAAGAGTCTCGTTTCACATATATGCTTCCTTCTTATGATAGACACTGTTTTTCAATCTATCGCTTTATTGAAGCTATTAACTACGACTGTCTACCACTAATCAACCCTGCTTGTAATTTGGTAGACATTCAAAATTCATTTGATGTTGATTTATCTCCTCTTGTAACAACTGACATTCCTACTGAATCAAGGCGTTTGGAATTGTTGGAGTATGTACAAGATAAGATAATGCTAGTGGAGAAGAATTTCAAAAATGACTAACCCTAAAAATCCTGTTTATATCATATCTAAAGGTAGACATGAAAGCATGTTTACTTCGCGTTCACTCGCGCGTATGAAAGTTCCACATTACATAGCGATAGAGCCACAAGATGAAAGTTCTTATGAAGCTGCCCTTGATAATTTCAATATTAGGGATTATGTTACTCTGCTTGTTGCCCCTTTCAGCAACCACGGTGACGGCCCTGGTCGGGCTCGTAATTGGTGTTGGGATCATGCTATTTCAATAGGAGCTGAGAAGCATTGGGTATTAGACGATAACATTTCAGATTTCTATCGACTTCATAAGAACGAAAGAATTCGAGTAGGTTCTGGAGTATGTTTCAAAGCTGCCGAAGATTTTGTTGATCGTTTTGAGAATGTTCCTATCTCAGGTTTTCAGTATCGGTTCTTTATTGCACCCAATCAGAAGTATCCACCTTTTGTGATAAACACACGTATCTATTCTTGTCTACTCATTTCCAATGATTGTAAACATAGATGGCGTGGACGTTATAACGAAGATACTGATATCTGCCTCAATGTTCTTAAAGATGGTGATTGCACGATTCAGTTCAATATATGGATGCAGGGTAAAGCCGCAACGCAAACTGTTAAGGGTGGAAACACTTCTGAATTCTACCATGCTGAAGGTGAGCTAGACAAGAGCAAATGGCGTGATGGCCAATTGAATGCAACTGGTACTGTGAATAAGTCTCAGATGCTAGTTGATATGCATCCAGATGTTGCTCAAATGGTTTGGAAGTATGGTCGTTGGCATCATTATGTGGACTATTCAAAGTTTAAGGAAAATAAGCTGAGATTAAAACCAGGAGTTGATCTTTCAAAACTGCCAAAAGTTAACAACTATGGACTAAAATTGATCAACAATTACAATGGTTTATAGTATTCTCTAGTAAAAACAATGACTTAGCAGTAGCTATGCATTGAACACATACCAGCTATGCGGCAACCACTCTTGAAAAAGAGGGTTGCCGTACTTATATATAGTACATGACAAATTCAGAACCCCTCAGACTTGACAATTCCCATCTCGTAACCCATATCGTTTATGAAAGCAAGCCGAACGTTTTCCACGTCGACCTTAGTGCTGTATCAAATGATCCTGATTTTCCTAATATGATCGAAACCTGTTACGGAAACGAACAGCCTTTCAAGTTATACAAGAAAATGTATAACAAGCATGATAACATGCATATTGCAACTTATAAGCAATTGTATAGCCGAGCAACCCTTTTTGTCTACATCGGTTAACTATTGACTTGGACCTCAAAACAGTCTAAGATAAGTCAATAATCAAGAGGACGTAATGGAACAAGCAAATATTCAGAACGGAAAGTCTCAGCTGGCTAAGCTTTTGGCCACTGAAAACATTGCCGTACAGCAT